TTATATATTTTAGTCAAACAATACCTTCGGATAATACGCTTGAGGGAAAATCTGGTTGTTTTGAAATTGTTAATATTGAGGCTGACATTAGTCTAGTGACTGGATATACAGAGCCTTATATGTCTGTTTTACATATTGATACTTATTACACTTCTGTGGCTCCGTGTCAAAATTGTTTAACAGCACATCCTTGTCCGATAGATTGTTATAGTCTATATAGTTGTGATGGATCTTATAAAAATGTAATTAGTAATTTACCACAACTTTCAGCATACACAGATAGTTTTGTTAGTTTAAATGTTTTAACACCATCTGTTTCTGGTCAAAATATTTGTTTTTATGTTAGTTATATTGGTGAACAATCTTGTGTTAACACATATGATTTAGAAATTAGTGAAGAATCTGAATGTGATTGTAATTGTTTATGTTATCAATTCAACACATTAAGTAATGATTTAGAAACAACATATGTTACTTGTGATAATGAATTTAATACTGTTAATTTTGAGTCAAATAATAGTGTTCGTATTTGTAGTAAAATAAAGCCTAGTTTTAATACTCAATTACCAATAGGATATAAATTGGGTGGTTATTGCGTAAATAATAATTGTCCTGAAATTATTATACCAAACATTCAACCTGTTAACGAGTGTGATGTATTAACATTATTTCCTCTTTATGTTGAGTGTGTAAATGATTTACCTACAAGTAGGTTTTCCTTTGATGGTGCTGTTTCTTTAATTATTACTGGTGGTACACCCCCATATACCGTATATTGGGATACTGGGAGTGTTTCACAATCTTTAGATAATCTAACTTTTGGGTCATACACGGCAACAGTTGTTGATTATTATGGTGATTTTACTGCAACAACGACTTGTGTTTTAAGTTCAACAACAACTACTACCACAACAACAATTTTACCACCAACACCAAATATTGTAGAACATTTATGTCTGTATGTTGATTTTGCTAATCAATCAGCACAAGATAGATTTATTAATTTTACATTTGCGGGATATTACAATAATAAATCTTATTGGCAAAGTAATCCACCAGATAATTTACAAATAGTTTGGGATGATACTGCAGATATGTGGCTAATCTCTGGGTTGACATTAGGTCAAATAGTCAATATGAATCCAAGTAATCCACCCTTGACTGGTTGGCAGGTAATTGGTTTTCAACCACCATTTAATATTAATGGTGTTTATATTTATACTGGTTTTTGTAGCAACATTCCTGTAATTGATTTAGACATACTTAAAACAGACCCAACTTGTGGTTGTGATGGTTCGGTTGTATTAATACCACAATTAGGTAACCCACCATATCAATATTCTGTAAATGGTGGTAATACATATAGTGCAATCCCAGTATTTAATAATTTATGTTCTGGTTTATTTCCTGTCAAGATACTTGATTCTTCTGGACTAACAACAACGTCCCAAATCACATTAACAAATGGCCCTCAAATTACAAGATATGATCTTGAATTAATAATTGATCCTCAAACAGAGACGTTTGAAATTGTTGTTTCACCTAGTTTACCAAATGGTGTTTCAATTTCATTTGATTTAGTTCATAATAAGTTATTTAATAGGGGGCCAAATCAAAATAGTGCTACGTATTCTAACGCATTAACGGTTTATTTCAATCCTCCAAGTTTACCAACACCCTATGATATTACATATTTTTTCAATTCACAATTACCACTTCCATACCCTTGTGAAAGTTCAGATAGATTTACAACTAATTCGTATTTTAAATGGAACGTTACCTATAATAACACAACAATTATTAATGGTAGTTTTACAAATTCATTAGCATTTACATCACCATCTCCTTGTAATACGGCCACTAGTGATTTTGGTATTTATATAGATCAGGCAAATATTAATGGTTGTGATTGTTGTGAACTTGTTGTGATAAATCCAAAATTTAGAATTTCATCAACAGATGATATAATTTTCATTGACTAATATTTATATTAAATGGCATACATAATTAAAAATACTTCGGGTTTAGTTAATACAAGAGTTACTGACACTGGTAGACAAAAACTATCTCAAGGAAATTTCAATATTTCTTATTTTCAAGTTGGTGATAGTGAGGTTTCATATGATAAGCTTCCAAATTCTTATAACCAAACAAATAGTTTTGTTTTAGAACCAGCATTTAATCAACAAAATAGTTTTGGGGTTCCCCAATCAAACAAACAAAGTGTAAAATACCCATATTTTGTTGACGGTTTAACTGGAAATACCTATGGTATACCATTCAACGATTCAACAGCCGACCCTGTTTTTAATCGTGCACCACTAAGGGGTTTTTTTACTGGTAATACTACAGCTTCAACAATTACCTGGAGTGCAATTACAACTAATAATTATGTTGTAAGTTCAAACTATGTTGTTGATTTATTAACTTTAGATGGTTCTAAAGATATTGAGTTAATTTATTCTGGTTGTAACCATACAAACACAAATAGACCTTCTGTTGGTGATATTATTACAATATATTACGATGGTTACGCAAAATATAACTGTGGGTGTGTTAATTTACCAACCCCAACCCCAACGTCTTCACCTAATTCAACACCAACACTAACACCAACACCTAGTTCAAGTGCTTTAGTACCACCTTGTCTTACTCCATCTCCAACCCCAACACCAACATCAACGCCTTGTATAACACCGTCTTCTAGTGCTGTGTGTCCAGCACCACCACCAATAGATTGTAATATGTCTATGTATAGTTGTTTTCCTATATTGACTTATAGAATTGTTGCTGTTTGTGGTAATGTTGTTACTTTAGATAGACCAACACCAGATTTTAGTTGTTATTTATTTGATTGTTTTGCTAGAGTTATTATTTATCCTTCTAGTATGACACAACTTTATGATAGTTTTACCCCAAGACCACATTGGTGTGATGATGTAATCAATTTTGAAACTGTTTGTGATATTGATGAGTTTGATGTTAAAATTTGGAATATGAATATTCCTTGGACAGAGAGTCCGGCTGGGTTATTATCTACGTTCTATAAAGATTACACACAATTTGGTTCTATAAACTATATTGGTAGTAAAGAATATTTTGGTTATAACTCAAGTTCTGGTCAAACAGACACAAGTAGTGTATATTACTACAATTCTTTTGACCAAAAAATAACGGTTACACCAGAAGAACAAAAAGCGGTTGCTATAATTCACTACACTAACCAAACCGTAGACTTTTTCTATGGTGAAAAATTTGCACTAGAACCATACGACCCAACAAACCCAAATAACACATCTGGTCAAGCTAGAAACTTCAAATTACATATTCCTTGGATTATGTGGCATAAAAATCCAGAATGTTGTTTTGGTGATACTTTTTATGTTGATCCAGCTGGATTTGATGATTTAAATTTATTTACCGTTCATTATCTTAAATCAACAAAAAATGAAGATATGAACAACCCTGGAATTAGGTATTATCATTTATGGGATACACACCCAAATGACGATGGATACCCAAGTAGAATTGGTAAGGTATTTCCAGATAGTAAAGTTGTTATTATTGACGATGAGGAAATTTTGGCGGCAATGTCCTATAAATCAAATAGAAACTGGACTTTAACTGCTCCACAAGTTTCTCTTACAACACCAAATGTTTGTGATACTCAAACTAGTCCAATTGGACTTTTAACTGGTTCTAATCAAACATTATATGTGACATATAGATTAAGTAATGATGTGTGTTTTACAAATTCATTACATTGTAACTACTATCAACAAATATCATATAATGATTGTATTACTGGTGATAGTAAAAATGTTGCGGTACGATTTGGTGGTGAATTTGGTTGTTTAGTTCAACCTTATGATTTTCCAGTTACGACAACAACAACCTCATTTCCTTTTCAAGAAACTTGTTTTATTCTAACAGAAGATACGTTAGAACTTTTAACAGAAAATTTAGACAACTTAATTTGGTGTGATGACCCAGATTTATTATTATCACCAAATATTAATGACTTCTATCAAGTAGCAAGTTATTATGGCTCAATGAAAAGTATGACTTCAACAACATATTGTCCATCTTGTGATGTCTTTAGAGGATTTGTTGCAACCAAATTTCAAGTTTTAGTTCAACTTGTTAATACTGGAGAAAGACCAGATCCTGCACAATGGAGAATAATTGATTTTACAACACAAATAGAAGACCAATTTATAAATGGTTATGTCACTGAAGAATCTTTAACCGGTTCAACTTTTATTGTTTCTCCAGACAACTATAACTCAGCACCATACTATAACTTAAATGATTATGTTCCTTTAACACCTATAAGTTTTACTGGTTCTCAACTTAACTTTGGGGACGAGTATTATTTCTATGGTTCATTAGAAACTGACATTCAGGCGACAATTTATGAAATGAAATATAAAATTAATTTGAGTGTGAATGAGTTTAAAAATACAACCAATCCAAGTTGGTCTGCAGGTACTAAATCCTATATCACCGAAATTGCTTTGTTGGATTCTGACAAAGATGTTTTAGTAATTTCTAAATTACAGTCTCCGGTACAAAGACAAGGTATTCAACAGTTTGTTGTAAAATTAGACTTCTAAACCTACATTTTTAATTTTAACGGACTATATTATTAAATAAAAAAATATGTCAAAAACAATTAAAAATTCACCAAAAGTTCTCGGTCTAGACGTTTCAACAAAAACCATTGGTTGGGCTTTATTTGATATTGGTAGTCAAGAGCTTTTAGAATTAACACACGTTTCACCTAGACCTAAACCAATTGATGTTGGTGATTGTAAAATGAAAGAACTTATTTTAAAAAGTGAGGTGTTTAGAACTAAACTTTTACAATATAGAGATTTAGGTGTCTTAAAAGTTGTCATTGAAGAACCCCTTTTAAATTCAAATAATGTATATACAATACAAACACTTTTAAGGTTTAATACTTTAATTTGTAAAGAAGTTTATGATATATTAGGAATTATACCAGATTTTATTTCAACATATAATTCTAGAAAATTTGCTTGGCCCGATTTAGTTCAAGAAAATAATAAAGGTAAACACGTATTATTTGGTGGGTTACCAAAAGATGTTGATAAAAAAATGTTGGTTTGGGAAATGGTCGCCAAAAGAGAGCCGCAAATTACTTGGCATTACACAAAAAATAACACACTCAAAAAAGAAAATTTTGACCAAACCGACGCTTATACTTGTGTATTAGGATATATGCGGTCAAAAGAAATCTGGACTTAATATCGTATAAAATACCGATAAACTGAAATATCATCTTTTTAGGTGATATTTTTTTTATATTGGTCCAGCATCATCAATTACCCAACCTTTTGTACTTACAAGATAGTTTCTTGCTGTAGCGCCAGCACTTGGTGCAGCACTATAATATGTTGTTTGAGCATCAAATATTACTGTATTTTGTAAAGAAGACCCTAGAGATGCCCAACCTTGTAATAGACTATTGTAATTTGATGTGTTAAGTATTACTCCTCCACCCAAAAATTCTGACATTGACGTTATATTTGAAACGTCCCAGTTTCCAATATTATTTACTGAAGTGAGTCCTGTACAACCAAACAAGAAGAAATTTAAACTTGTCATTGATGAAATGTCTGGAGTATCAGTCACTGTATTCAAAGTAAGATTGATACACTGATAGAAATTATCATTATTTACAAATTCAATTTGTCCCCAACTTGTAATTGATGTTATTTTTTTCCTATCTATGGAATTTGGGTTACCCGGTCCAAAATCCCAACCATTCAAAATCCCACCAGAATTTAAACTAATTGTAATTGTGTAAATACCAGGTGTTACATAAGTATGTTGTCTATTAGCATAAGATAATGGACTAGTATTTCCGTCACCCCAATTAATTGTACCATTAGAATATGTACCAGTTGATTTAAATGGTAATCTAACATTGTAGATGTTTGTAGTACCAAAACCAGTTAAATTTGTATTCCAAGTCATAGTATATACTTTTAACACACCTGGTGATGGTGTTGGTGTTAATGTGGGTGTTGGTGTTGGTGTTGGGGCTTTTGTTGTTGTTGGTGTTGGCGTTGGTGGTATGTCACATTCAACACATGCAATATCATAATTTATTATTAAATTTACAATAACCAATGAATTTGTAAGTTCGTTATAAGTTTTTGGTTCACAATCTTGTGTTTGTTTACAAAAATTATATATGGTTACAGTGTTATTTGTTATATCAAAAATTACATCACCAATTTGTTCGTATTGATTTAATAAATTTGTAACTACATTTACCCAATCTTGTGTTGTTGGGTAATCACCTATATTAATTGAGGTGTAGAAAGGTTCTTGTTTTGTGACACCATCAACTATTGTTTCCGCAATAAATGTTGCATTGTCTAATATACAATTAAAATCATTTGTTGTTAAAGAATAATATCCTTCATTGTATAATTGAAAAATTGACCTTTCCCCAATTAGTCCGTTTGTTTCAAAATTACCTTCACATACATTATATATTTGATAGCTGGCAACTTGTTTTGTTCCTTTTAATTTAACAGTCTTTGTTGTTGAACAAGAAGTACTATCAACAACTTCAATAACATAAGTTCCGGCTGTAAGTCCAGTAACTCCCGCGCCGATTTGTCCGTTTACATTTGGACTCCAGTTATATGTGAATGGTGGTGTACCTTGGGTTATGAAAAGTTTAATATCCCCATCATTTCCAAATATTGGTTGTGTTATGTATGGTATAAAATCAACCTTGTTAGATTGTGTTATAACAAAAGTATCTGTTTGTTGACAACCGTCTGCGTCTGTAACAACTACTGTATAGAAACCAGGACACAAATTATTATAAGTTGTGACTTGGGAAGATGGGAAACCATTAATTTGGTAGGAATACGGTAGTGTACCTCCAGAAGAAACTGTTACTTGTACACTTCCATTACACAATCCACAGGTTGTCCCAGTTGTTGTTAATCCAGTTATTGTAAACTTATCTGTATTAGTGACGGTTGTTGTTCCTGTGTATCCACAGCCACTTCCATTATCTATTGTAAAAGTATAAGTACCAGATGAGACATTATTAAATGTTGTGTTTGTTGCTGTAACTATACTCTGAACTGTGTTACCGGAATTATCAATTAAAACATAGGTAAACGTACCAACTGGCGAGCCGCCGTTTACTGATATATCTATTGTCCCATCAGAACCACTACAATTTGAATTTGTTGTTGTAACAGACCCAAAAGAAAATGAGTTTGGTGTTATAAGTAGTGTATTGCCGCTTGTTGTACAAAGTCCCGCGTCTGTTACAAGGTAATAAAAATTTCCAGACGGTAACCCACTAAAGGTGTGTGTGTCGGAAAATGAAATTTCAACAGACGCGTTTGATCCCGAATAATAATAAGGTGCCGTACCTCCAGTTACAATTAAAGTTATTTCACCATCACTAGAAAAACAAGATGGTTGTACACCCGTAACACTTCCGATGCCCACAGGTTGTACATAATTAACATCAACTGTTTTAGATAAAGAACAACCATCAGAATCTGTAACTGTTACACCATAACTACCAGCCGTTAAGCCAGTTATATTATCTGTTGTTGCACTAGTCGTCCAAAGATATGTGTACGGTGGAGTACCTGTTTGTCCAGTAATAAATATTTTTCCAGCTCCAGTACCAACAACACAACTAGCGTCGTTTACAACATAAAAACCATAATCTAAAGTGTTTGAACTTAATACAATTGCCGTGGCACTAGACCCCGTACAGCCACCACCATCATCACCGATAAAATAATATCTACCAGCAGTAAGTGGGCCAACTGAATTTGTTGCAATTGCTGTTTGACCACTAGATATATAACCTAATGTAGTCTCATAAAGTTCATAATAACCACTACCATAAAAAGGATTAAATTCAAACTCAATAATGCCATTATTATCCCCACAGGTTGTGTGTATTATATCGTTTATTTGGATTGTAGTTCCAGAAGATATCGGAATGTTGAGGTAAGTAACTGTTGGTGCTGGTGAAAGACAACTATCTTGTATTTCTAACACATAAGTCCCCGCAGTAAGACCACTAAAATAGTAAGTAAGTGTACCAGCAGAAGTCGGTAATAAACCAGACGTAGTACTCTCTGTAACTGTATATGGTGGTGTTCCACCGGTAATTTCAATATATACCTCACCAACCCCAGAGCTTGTACAATCTCCAGTTATAAAAAGTTCATAATTTATAAATCCACATCCCATTATCCAAGTTCTGTATCTAAAAGGGCACAAAGAATGTCAAAATCTATACCCACGTTTAATTCAAAAAGTTGTGAAACTTCTATCGGTTCACAATTATTATTGTAAACATAAACCTTATCACCAAAGATATTATATGATAGTCCATATGTAAATAACTCGGCTAACGCACCATTTACCGCGTTTCGCCACTGGTCTTCACTAGGTATACTAAACACTGGGTTTGAGTATCCATATCCCGTAAAGAATTCAAAAGATGTTGCTACAACCCCATCAATTCTAATATCAACATACCAAGTAGAAACCATTGTATTATATTGACAATCTGCAACATTACCTAGACTTGCGATATAGTCATTTAGTAATTTTGCCATTATGTCACCAAAAGTGGTTATTTTTGGGTCTTGTGCCCAAGGGAACAAGTCACACTCAACAACTTGTATAGGACAGTCATATGGTAGTATTTGTGCCGTAAAAGAACAAGGTTTACAAGGTATTGGTATTATTTGACAACCACACTGTCTTCTCCACACAAATTTTTGTCTATGAAAGATTGAATTTTCAAATCTAACTCCAGTATTCCATAAAGTTGTTGCTGGAACCATTTGTTCCACAAGTCTAATCCAGTAATCACCTAAACCATTTACATAGTCAATCATTTTTTGATAAGTAAACTGATCATTTGGTATATTCACATATAAATCGGACTCTAAATATTTCCAAAAAATAGATTGTAGTGTTGGGTATCCGCCTGTTTTCCCATCTGTAATAAATTGTCTATTTCTTACATTTATTGTATTATGCCAAAAAGTTTGAGCAAACTCAAAAAAGGATTTTTCTCTTGGTTTTGGTATAGATTCCGTCCAATCAATACCACCCCTTTGTGGGTATGGTGTATATGGATTTGGGTTACATTTTGTTGGTGGAACATAATTAAGTCCTTGTTCTGGTATTGGGAAGTTGTAATTAACAGACATACTCCAAACATCATAGGCTAAACCTTGTCCTGGATTTAAAAATATATCAACATTTTTAACGTTAATTGTCAAATTTTCATCACCCACCCTATAGTAAGCATTAAAGTTTCCATCACTATTTCGTCTTAAACCAATTTCATTATCAGACCAACTTTTCTTATTGTCAGCAATTTTTCTTATCTTGAAGCCCATATCAATATATGGAAAATTTCTATATCTATTTAAGTATTCTTCCCCATAATTTGCAGGTTGTAACACTGTTTGATAATTAGGGTTTTCGCCCGTAAAAACACTTCCAGTAACGTCAATTACTTCAGGCATCCTATGTTGTGGTGTTGATTCAAACCAACCACCACCTATCTGATAATAATAATCTTCAGTTTCTCTTGGCATACTAGGGTAACCAAAATAATCAATCGGATAATCACTTCTCAAGGTTGTAACATCTTCTATTATTGGTGATGTTGTAAATGCGGTGTATGGGACACCAAATATTGTATAGACATCTGTTGGGTCTATGATTGATACTTGGTCAACATAAGTACCCGCAGAAATTTTTGCAAACCTCGTTTCAAATTCATTTAAGTTAATTTTTTGGTCAGCAATATACACATATTCATTAAAATCAACAAGAGCTTCTGGTGCGCCAACTAATCTTAATAATATTTCAATTGACTTTCTTGTTCCTTTTGATTTAAAAAGGAATGCTGAATTTAATATTAAATTTCTATAAAATTGATAATTTAATTCGTCTGGTGTTGGTCCGACAGAAACCCCTTCAAATAAACTTTCACTTCTACTAAATAATGATGTAAGTAATTCTTCATTACTAATCGGTGAAATGTTTGTATTCCAACCCAAAGTTTGTGCTAAGTTTTTTAATAATTGTGATGGTATATCGTCACCAACATTGTAGTGTACGGAATTCATATTGGCTAAGGAAACTATAAACTTCCTTGTTTCATCAAAACTTCTACCATATATTTGTAAAACTTTTTCTATTTTTTGATCTGGGGTGTCAAATTCTTTTAATGCACCAGTTGTTAAAAATCTAGAAATTAAGTTAGTTCTATAATTATCAACACTAACACCAATTTCGTTCAATGTATTCAAATACTGGTCAAAAAATGTTGTTGATATATCTAGATTCCATTCTCCGTTTAATGGAAATGTTACATTTTGATTTATGAATATAAATTTTCCAGATTCGTCTTCTACTGTTTTTTGAAATGAAGCGGTGTATTTTGGTATTACATCTCTATTTAATAAAAACCTTTCAACCTCATCTAACGAGTTAGAAAAAGTTTCATTTACATATAAATCATTTGGCCTAATTATTAATGTTTCATATGTTGATTGATTTATACTAAACGGTCTTCCTTGAACGTAAAAACTTAAAATAGTTTCGTTAGGTTCAACTCCCGAAAAAAACGTTATTGGGTATTCAACCGAATTTACAAATAAAGAATATTTTTTATATTCTTTTGTAAAATTTCTAAGATAGGAAACTTCAATCTCTTTTAGTTCTAAATTTCGTGTTGCATTTACTGTATAATCAATATCAAATGGGTTATAAAGTATTCCTAAGTCTATTTCTAAATAGGTTTCGTTATTAACTTGGTCATAAGATATATTATTTGCTGTTGTGCCGGTAACAAAATTAGGATACAAACTTCTAACATCTATTGCTGCCGGAAAAAAATTAATAATTCTTGTTACAGAAACAGATAATCTTTTACTAAGCGAACCAAATAAAGTAAAATTTGTAACCTCACTTAAATCAAAATTAGGATAAACTTTAAGGTTTTTTGCGCTATCAATACGACTTTGGTGTAGGCTGTCAACACTCATTGTGTCCAAACTTATTGGGTCTGAAAACGTTCCGATGTTGAAAGTCCTATTTGTTTTTTCTGTAATTGCTGTTGTAAACTGGAAGTTTCCTTGAGTAAAACCTCCACCATCAACAATTTGAAACCCAACTAGGTTGTCCGAAAAAGACCCCTGACCGCTAGCTTGTGGTGGGCATGTGTATTTTACAATTGCCATTATCCTGTTATGTTTGTAAAGTTTTTACTAAAGTCTATATTATCCCCTCTGTCTTGTCTAACCTCATATAATAAATCATTAAATTGGTCTCTAATTTCGTATAGGTTGTATTGTTTGTAAATGTTATTATCACTATCGTAAACTGTGTAAATACCATCTTCAATTGATTTGGTTTGGTTACCGTAAAGTGCAATTGCAAGAGTTGATATGTCGTGTTCAACGATTTCAATTTCAGTTGTTATTGGGTTGAAATATGTGTTTGTGATAATAATATTTTGATTTGGTTGACCAATGTAAGGTGTTGCGTTAGGTTTGTTAGTTGGTGATGACGATGGTGAAAGAGTACAAAACAATAAATTTGTTTGACTTTCAACATATCTATATCTAATCGTTTGTTGTATACTGTTTGTTACGTTTGTCGTTACTGGTTCACAATAAAAAGATGATGTTATAATTCTAAAGAAATTTGGTATTTTAGACCCATCCCCATTCAAATATTCAACTCTAAAACCAACAAGACCTTGGTTTGTAAACTTGTTTTGGAACTGTGTTGGGACATTATTCAAATCAATAATGATTCCTTTTACATTTGGTAGTGCTAATAGAACACCACAATCGGTTATTGTTGTTCTAATTTCCGCTGGTCTTATATAAAGTGTGTATATACCTAACTTATTAAACTGGTCAACAGGTAATCTCAAATTATATAGACCACCAAGTATCTCTACACCACTATTTCCCCCAGTTTCATCATTGTGAAAATAAGGACGTAACAAAGTTGTTGCATCCAATTTTGTGAGTATAAAGTCAGTTGTTTCATCTCTAGATGGTGTATAATTTAATATAATTTCCACATCATCTGGACTCACATCTGAAGGTCTTATTGTACCGTAATTTCCTGTTGCCACAAATTAATATTTAGTATTTTTATTTTATTATAAATAGTTAAAGGTTATTTTTTTGGACTTTAAAAAACTTATATCCATATTTTTGTAAATCACCTAAATTATCTACTTCGCCTATCCTCTCAAACGACTCAAAGACAGACACTTTACCTCTTTCAATAAACACGTTGCTAATGATTTGAGGTTGATCAATCATATTCATAAGGGCCTCATTTTTTGTTATGGCCGTCATAATTAAATTTTCACTTGTAAATCCAGAAGAATTTACAATATATATTGTTGTTCCATCATCGTAATCATAATAATCAATATTATCTATTGTATATGCGGTATATGGAAAAGATGGGTTTGGTGTGTAAACAATTCCAACACATCCAGAAGTACCAGTAACTGGAACACCAACTTTAAATTTACCACCTAAAAGCGTATACTTTGGCCCATATTGTATTAAATCATTTATTGCCGATTGTGTGTATCCAGAAACAACAAATGGTGTTGTTGTGTATCCAGATGAGAAAAAATCTTGTAAGTTTGTGTTTGAGTCCCCAGTAAAAATATAATCATAACTAACTGGTGTTCCGGTCCAACTTCCTGTGTTTGGTGTAAAATAAGCCGTACCTTGTGGGTTAAAGATTGACACATTAGTAAAAGGTACAGTTATTGTTTTTGTTATTGTTGAGTTTCCCCAAGGTGAATTAGCAATAAACGTTACTTCATATTGTGCTGATGATAATGGGTAGGTATGTGCGATAGGTGCTGGTGATGTTACAATTTGTTGTGGTGAACCATCACCCCAATCTATTTTATAAATCGTAAGACCTAAAAATTTTAAAAATTCTGTTTGAGAGGTATTATAAAAAAAATAAGTATATGGTGAAGTAGTATCGGCACTAAACAAAAAGTTTTTCATTAATGAAGATTGTAAAACAGCACCGTCAAAAACAGAATAATAACCAATATCTATTGCTGTCTCTGTAAATAAAATTGGTATTGTGAGACCTGTCAATAATGATGTACCATCTGTACCACCTGTTAATAAATAAGTAAGTCCCGTATAAACCCCAGTTGTACCAGTAAGAGTTTCTGTTGTTGTTGCAGTAATAGGGCAACAAGGGTCAACCTCGTAATACGTATTTGTCCCAGCCGTATAAGGTACTCGTACCAAATCGGATAAAAGATTTTCTGGTGATATTTTAAAATAATATCTTTGTTCTTCCATTTTATGGGTTTACATATTGATACCAAACAATTGGTGTTCCTTCAACACCAACAATTTGAGTAGGGTTTATTGTACTATATACTTGGTATGTTTTAGTATCATAATCTAATTTTACTTTATAGTAAAAGTAATCATCTGTGTTAAACGTAAATAATGTTGGTGTGAATGGTGGTATTTGTGGTCTATTCATCATTCTTATAAAAGAACCAGTTCTAGCATTAAAAAACTTAGCACTCATATAAAATTCACTAATATCAATATAATTTCTATCTCTAAGCCAATAAATAAAAAACCCTTCCTTATCACCTAGAAAATCTAATTTAAACTCTGGTTTTCGTATATCAACGTTAGTAATATAACTAGATAAGTTTACTGTTTGTGTGTTTCCTTGTTGGACAGGTAATATTATTGTAAAATATATGTTCTGTGTTACCTCACTTTGTGTGTTGTAAAAGTCAAGTTTAAAAAACGATTTTGTGAATGGTTTTCTAAAGAAATAAATGTCATCGGTTGTAAACCCAAGATTTAAATAGGTGTTACCCCAATTTGCCGTTGTAACGGTGGAAGCTGTAATAGGTAAAACATTGTCATAAAAATTAAATTGATAATTTATGTTTGTTTTAGTTCTTTGATTGACATCTAAATATTCTTGATGGGTAAACCTACAAATTTCAAAGTCATTAGCAGTACCAATAATTTCTTCTAAAACGGTTTTTTCATATTCGTCAACACTATCGTCTTTACCCGTAAAATCCCATTTAATTTCTATTGGGATATTAAGGTATTTTTGATTACCATTTGGTACTATTTTGAATTTATTCACACTCATCTACTGTTGGTTCTACAATTGTTGTTATGTTAGGGAAATTAATGTTTGATCCTTCCGGTATTATTCTAAACACGTAGTTATCATAAGGATAATGTGCGTCATTCACAAATGGATAATCAACTCCCCGACCTAAATCATCAAAAAATCCATAATCATAAATATCTCTCCATAAAAACCCATTAGACAAATCAGAGAAAAAGGAATAACTAGGTATTTTATAAATTCCGTCCGTAACGTATGTCTCAATATAGGTTGAAAATACTTTTATTGTTAGGGGATAATGTGGAAAATAAAAGTACCCGAATTTATTATTAGGGTTTGTTCCAAACTTTAAATCAAACCAACTAGGATTAAATGTAATTTTATGGTTATATCTAGATATTTCTCTTTCTAATTGTTCATAATCATTCCACTCACAATAATCCCCATATATTGTGTTTCCAGAAACAAAGTTATTTGTATAAATAAAAGGTCCTTGAGATGGTGATGTATTGCTAAAATAAGATGTTGTGGTATATGGAGTTTGTGATGCGCTAATTGCCCACCAAGGGTTTGGTTGACCCAAATAAAGTGGTTGATTAAATTCCCAACCTTCTTTAAGTTTGTTTGTCCAACCAAAATATCCTTTCCATAAAACAGTAAAATACAACTTGGAGAGTGGTCTTTTTTGGTTGTCAAGTAATTCTGAAATATCTACATCAGTATTAAAACTTAAATTATATGTTCTTGATATGTCTTTTACAGAAATTCTATCAACACCATTTGGTGTTAATACAGCAAGTTCTTTTTTATATTTTCCATTGTAAATATTTTCCTCAAAACCAGTTTTATTTACAATCGCATCCTCAAGATTTGTTAATATTTTATGTTTTCTTATATAATATTGTGAAATTGTTTCTGGGTTTTCTGGGTTTATAATTCTTTTAAACGTACCTTGATTATTTGTTAAAAAAGTAGTACCAGTATATCCAACATTTGATATATTAAAAACATATTCTTCACTATCAAAACCACCATCCCCTAATGACGAGACTTGGAAATATTCTTCACCATCATAGTTTGTTGATAATTTAACAAAATCATACTGACTTAGTCCGTGTTTCATCGGACATCTAAACTCAACCTCCCTTAATAGTAAATCACTACCTCTAGTAATAATATATGGTATTCCATCTGACGCAGTCCAAGACCAAGAGGCGTTTGTTATATCATCTATAACATACATAAGTTTATTTGGTTCGTTTTCATAGGGGTATGTCAAATAATACATCCAATTGTATGTTGTGGCACTTTTGTTTACAAAATATAAATGTGGTGATGTTACACCAGAATTTATTGTATAACCAGAAGCATTATTATCATCTCTAATAAAATCAAACTCCCAAGCTTGTGGTAAACCATCCCAAAAAATATTACTTGGTGTTGCAGCAGTAATCTGTGTTATTTGGTTTTGGATTGCATTTGTGTAATAAAGATTATTTTTAAATGGTGTATATTTTGTTGATCCAGTATATGAATTTTCAAAAAGAAGTGTGAATTTAGCAGACGGTCTAAATGTTGTTGATTTTTGTCTTTCGTTGTCATAAACTAAAGCTAAATCAACATCGACACTTCTATCAAACTCAAACAATTCTTTATGTTGTTGTTGTAATGAAATGTCCACAGTAGTGTCAACATCAACACTTACTTGGTTTTTTTGTGAACCTAATATTATCTTTGTTTGGTCAATATTCATTTTACTCTATGTTTAGATATTGCTGTATATATCTGTTTATTGCGGTTGCCCCCGCTTTTAAACCAAAGTAAAATTGGTATGGCGCTCCAACAATAACATATGATAAATCACCAGTTGATGGCCCACTACTTGGTGGTAACCCAGGAGACACAAATGTATTTGATGGGTCTGGTACGTTATTATTATCAAATTTGGTAATATAACCTAAATTAGTACCCCCTAGAATTTTAAAATAAGGGTCTGTTAAATAATTTAAGTCTTGATACCCATTGGTATAAAACCCAGTTGGTAAATCTGGTGTTGTGTCCCAATTATTATCTTCAGTTCCAAATATAACATTTGAGTTTGATTTCACTGTCCATCTATAATGTGGAACAATTTGGGTATTTGGGTATCCATAGTTATACTCAATTAATGGTGATTGACTAAATGTTTCAACACCTGGACTATATATTCTTCTAAATTTAACGTCTTGTGTGCTTGAGGAATAAAATACACCGAAAAGTCCCTTACCAAGTGGTGATGTGTTGTCTTGACCGACATAAATATAGTTATTTGGGTATGTATCTGTTGCAAAAGGAATTACCTTAAACTCACTGTTAATAGATAAAGCTTGTGCAAAATCACCATCAATTCTATAGCCACCTCTGGTACTATTAAAGAATTGATATATTCCAGTACCTTCAATAAACCATCCAGTTGTTGAGCTATCTATTGGGTTCATCGCACTTAAAAAACTCGCATTTACTAGTCTTGATAAAAATCCTAGTTTAACAACATCTGACGTATCTCTATAACTTGTTGATTTTACTTGGTCAACAAAATAACCACGTAAATTATCATCAGAACAAATTTCACTAATAAATTTATCTCTTGGGCCAAGATCCATTATTGTTGTTGGGAATTGAATTTGTTTGTCATTAAATCCTCCTGATCCATCAAAAATAGTTGGGAATAAAAATGTGTTTGCTCTTTCAGCACCAATAAATGTATTAAAAGTTTGATTGTAAGGCGAGCTCCTATAATAGAAATTATCACTTATCTCATTATAAATTACGTTGTGGTCACAAAAATCAAAAGCGGTATCTTGTAATGGATTTAAAAAATATTTATTACCCTTTTTTATTGAGAACATATATAAGTTTCCGTTAATCCAATTGTTTTGAAATGTTTGTGAAAAAATTCCTCTACATGCGGCATATAAAACTGTAAACCTAACTTTCCATTCTAAAAAGAATTTAACATCACGGGGTATGTTTAAAAGATAAACACCGGATCTTTTTGTTGGGAAACAATAACATCCGTCAACAATATTTTTTTTATACTTATCAACACAATCTTGGTCTATAGATAAGTTTGTACCAGTTCCTTGGTAACATTCAAGCGGAACTGTATTACTACATTCTAAAGATTCGGTAATACCAGTAATCATACTGTCTTCATCTAAACTTTCTCCAGTTGATTCTTGTGGACCAAAACTAATTGGTATACTTTCAATACCTTCAAAGTTTACATATATTTTGAAGTTGTCGTTTTGTTGTAATGCAAATCCGGTACCTTGTTCGCTTTCTTGTGTTTTATCAGATGTTGGTAATCTATCTGAACGCATTATTAATTTTGTTTGGTCAGAAAAATTTACACCTAAAAGTGGGTTGTTTGTACTTCCAGTATATCTATAATATGCTGGTGAATACACTGCGTATATGTCTTGATTTGAGTCTAGGTTTTCTGGGTATCCATAAGTACCTTTACTTGTAACTCTATCTATAAAATACCCATCAGAAAAGTTATTCCAATTGCTTGGGTTTAAGTTATTAAATTTAGACCCAATAAATGGACCACCTCCAATGTATTCGGTACTATAATTAGGTAATGTTCTATCTCCAGAAAATAAATTTGTTGTGTTTGATAGTGTGGACAATGTCGGCATAAATGTCGTTGGTCTATAACCAGAACCCCCACTACCAGGTGAACCACCAGTTGTGATATTTAAAGATGTGTCATCTGTTGATAAATAATAATACGGATTAAATGATGTGTACGCGGTATATGGACTTGTAATAGTAAAAGTGTATGACGGAAAATATAATCTTGTATCTGTATTATTTGATGTGTTGTGTGACCTTGGTTTTGCGGAGTTTGTTGCTTGTATTGGTACATTTAAAAATCTCTCACCAGTAAAGGTTACTGTGTTTGGCGTTGTAAACCCAAATATTTTAGATAAATCATATTTAATTTCTTGCTTATCGGTATATGGGTCAACACCTCTTGTTATGAATAATAACTCGTAAGAATTGTATGTTGATAAAGCGGTTAATGAATCGTAATTTCCAATTTGTCTATAATAAGTTTCATTATCAACTGGATCATTATATACAAATGTCTCAGCACTAGGACCTGTCTGGAATGGGTCGTTTGCTTCAACATCACTAGAAACAGCCGTTCTATCTGCAATTATATAATTTATTTTGTGTCTTAAATACTCTTGGTGAAATAATTGTGGGTTGTTTGAACCGTTTGATAATGTTAAAAACGAACTAACGGTTAGTCCAGTAATTAATTGGTAATACTCAATATCATTTGGATAAATAAATTGTTGGTTATTTGAAGTTTGGTTTATTTTAATTACTGAAGTATTTTCTAGAACGCCTGTTGGGTCTGTCGGGTTTGCCCATTTCACTATTTTTACAATTGACGAACCGGTTGTTGTTGTTCCAGTAATTGAATTCGTACTGTATTGGTTTTCAGTCGCACCCGTTATATTAATGTATGATGGAGAAGCTAAAGGGTTTTGAAATGTAATGAGGTTATTTATAAGTTGTCCGGTTGTTCCTGGTTTTGCTAAAACAACAATTATCTGGTCATCAAAAGGATCGCTGTTTAAAGATGGGTTAACGGTTGTTGTTATTCTATTTAAACTACCTAATGGTGATGCGTTTGTAAAATATTTAGACCTAGTATTAAATTCATTTAATTTTTGTGGGTAAGTAACATCCACTGGAAAACCAAACCATCTTTCATCGTCACCCGTACTTTTATCGCCAGCAAATAAAAATGGTTGCGGTGCGTGTAGTCTATTTATTGCCCCAGGAAGGATTAAGTCGCTTCCAGAAAACAATCTTCTAAAATTTATAACTGCGGATGTACAAACACTAACCTCCATTTCATTATCATTTGCCGAATATTCTAATGACTTATATTGATTACCACCAAAAAACCAACCTCCCCAAGATATTGGTAATCCGGTGTCTTGAAAATTGGGTCTTTGAGGAAAATTTGGGTGGTCTGTTAAATAACTAGAGGCCTGATTTAAGGGGGCAAGTTGTGAGTTTGAGGTTGCAACAGCGGGTACGGTTGTCCCATCTGGAAGTGTTATTTCATTTTGAGAATAATTCTCTTGTATTCCTTGATTTATGTCATCAATTGTAATGTCATCAATTTCTGGTTCAGCACAACTACATTCACAATTTGTACAATCCGGATATGAAAGTAATGGTAGTGATATTGGTAATGTTTTAAATTTAATAAAATATTTAAAGTATAAATATAAAAGATACGCACTAAAAGCTAAAAGTGTTGCATATAAAATAGCTAAAAGAACCAATTTAGTTATTTCCCAAGTTGTAAAAGTAATTCCTAGTGCTGCCGGTACTCCACTGGAAATCCAAGCTAATGTGGTTACAATTTCATACCCTTGACTTACCGCGTAGTATCCTAGAAAAATAATTAAAGCTCCAAATAATAGTTTTACAATTGGCCATAATTGATAAACTATGTGAGCCAAAATTATTAGAACGATTATTGGAAATGTTAAAATTCCAAGAATAAAAATTAGAAGTTGATACCAAATATCTTGGTTTCTTATAATATCATTTACAGGAAACACATTATTTTCACTTCTACAAGTTCTATCGTCAATTTCTTTTATACCAAGATGTGCCCACCTAGCATTGCCATATTTGTATCTATCTAAAAACATTGCTGTTGTATAAACCTTGTTATAATTAAATTCATAAAAAGTATCCACACAATTAACGGCGTCCGTAATGTTTGCATAATCGTCCCATTCCAAACTAAAAGCATAGGATTTTAGTAATTCAAAATAGTCTTGTGGGAAGTATTGGAATTTAACAATAACGTTTTGTGTAATATCAATTGGGTCAAAAGTCCAAGCAAACGTTGGTAACCCAGATACGTTGATACTTTCAAAAGTTCCATAATATGGTATTCCGTTAATTGTTAAAGTTAAATTTTCGGCATTTATAATTTCAACAAGAGATAGTCCGCCCGAAAAATTCATAAATGTTGTATACGATGTAGTACCCGCTGGAATACCATTGGCATCAACTAAATAATAGGTTTGGAATTGTGGGTAATCGTATGGATCGTCATTTGATGCACTCCAACCAAATTCTCTAATGTTTGGTACAAGGAAATTTGCTCTTATAACATCACTACTATTTCCGTTTTCATTTTGCCATTTTATTTTAAATCTATATTTTCCTTTTGTTGGTATACCTACTTTTGGGTCTACAGATAATGTTTGTTCACCAAATTCATTTGTTGTTACATAATCTAAATTCATTGGTACATCAACGACAAAAGTACCATTTTCATCAATTATTTTACCGTCGTTAATTAATTTATATTGTTGTAAAATTGGTAGTCCTTGATTATCTAAATCTATTGTTTGACGAATTGCTAAAATTTGTCCAGGACCAGTAATTAACTCACAAAATTTACCAGTGTCTTTTTGTGGTTTACAATTAATTTTTTGAGCATTTTCGTCTGTATTTGACATAATTGACCCAAGAAACACGGCAACTGGTTCAATTTTTATATTGTATTCTTTTGTTAAATCAAAATCAACTCTATTAATTCCTAATTGACACACATTTGTGTCTCCCCAAAGTGGTGTGACTTCAATAATTCTATTGAAGTTTATAATTTGTGGTAGTTCTTCTAAATTTGAACTAGACTTAAATTGATTTCCGTTAAAGTCGTTTTCAACCGCATTTCCAGTTCTAATTAAATCTTGTGGTGTTAAAGAAAAACAACCAATGTCTGATAAATCAACATCCATCACAAGTGTTTGAGAACCCGTAGGTACACCAAAAATCATATAATCACCACTATCATTTGTTTTGACGGTAAATTTATAATATTTGTCATACACCTCAACCCAAGATTGGTCTAAAAGAGCTTGTTCTTTATCTGGAAAACTACCAGTGGCAGCGTGATTTGTATATGATGGTGATTTTGGTAGTAAATTATATCTATAACCTTCCTCATTTCTGTCAGTTAGCGTTTGATAAGGGTATAATTCACTTATAATTGGGTTTGCGCTATCCTCCTCTGAAAGTGGAATAAAAACAGATACTTTAGCATTTGGTACACCATACCCATTATTAACAGATACTCGTCCTACAATAACACCATAATCGGAACAAACTCTTGTATAAATCTCACTTTGTAATATTTTAAGAGAGAGTATCTCAAGAAATTCAAAGTCTTGTTCTAATTTAACATCAATACGTTGGTCTACACCAGGTGTTGCTTTTATTCTATATGATTTGGGCATTAAATTTCCTTTTTTTGATAAATAGTTTATTTCCTATTTTCAAAAAATAATCTTTTTATTGAAAAAATAAATTATCAAGAAATATTAACTGTCTTATAATTTAAAACTGATACTGTAATATCTTTATTTGGGAATCTAATTTGATAAATTTGGTTTGGTTCTGCAAATATTGTTTCGTTTACTAATTTGATTTGTCTTGTTTCTACATTCTCATATTCTTGAGATGTTTGAGAAGATGAGTATTCACCTCCGACTTTATTATAAACCAGTATATTTGAAGTTGAGATTACACCATTTTCTGCTTGTATAAGTCTTTTTAATTCTGCAATATATACATTTTGTCCCAATTCCCTATTTACAGGACTAAAGAAGTTACTAACAATATTAATAATATTTGTAATAACTTGTCCTTGACTTTGTGTACTATCTAAAATAACAGTTATATCAATACCCAAATCAATCACATTTGCGGTTTCAACTGAAATATAATCATTAATCATTCTATAATTTGACAAATAATTTGCAACATTATTTCTTAATGTGTTTGAGACAATTTCTGTTAAATTTCCACTAGTGTCATATGAAAGCATTTTAATTTTTATTTTATTGTTTTCTTCCATAATTGACACTTTACCAGGAGCTCCGAATTGTGATGGCATTGTTCTAATAATTGATTCATAATCGTTTACGGTTACGGCTCTATTTTGTGCCGCAAAATTAAATGACACATATTGTCTTACTTCCTCTGTTGTTGGTGGGTTAGAACCTCCAATAGCGGCCGTTACGTTTGTACATTTTAGTGAGTTTACAACACTATTATTAGTTGTTTGTGATGGACCATTAACATAAAATGACACAGTACCAATTTGATTTATCACATCAACACCTAGGTTTGTAACTTGTCCTCCACCAATTCTATATTGGATGAATATTGTTGAATTAGATTTTAATGAACTACCTAAAGCAAAATTATCCATATACTTATTAAGATTCATAGGACTACCACTTCTAGCAAATTCTCTTAATTGTTCTTCGGCTGACGTGTTACCACCACCAAAGGTAAGTTTAAAAAACCCTTCTGGTGTAAATTCTGTTATAAATTTAGTGTTTGTCGTAATATATTTACCGACTTTAACACCTGGTTGGTCGGAAGGTTTTGTTGGGTCTTCAATAAAAACTCTATCTTCGGCAAGGGCTTTTACCTCATACCAACGATTTTCTAACCCAAGAAATTCTTGAGGTTGTGGTATTGTTGTATATTGTGTTCCGTCTTTTAATAAGACACTTGTAACACCCAAAACATTTCTTTCAGGGAGAAATAATTCAAAAAAAGGTCTTACGTCATTTGCATTAATTACTCTTTTAAAAACTTTAGTTGTTCCATTTACAACAACTTCTCGTTTTGTAATTGTATAGTTTAATAATCTATTGTTTGAATCAAAATTTGGTATTTTTAGTCTATTTGGGAATCCTTCAGCATTAACTGGTGACGAAAAATCAATATCATAAACTGTTTCAAAAGGTTGTCCGGCACCAGAAACTTGAGAACCTCGTCTTAATATTCCACAATATCTCAAATCTTCTTTATCTGCATTTGCTGGTACGACTATTGAAAAATCAACTAATGCTACAGATGGTCTTGATCCTGGGATTTTTAAACCATAGGTTCTAGCTAAATTATAAATAGAGGTTTTTTGTTGTGCATACTGTAAAACAGTTTCTTGAACACTTCTATCTATTTGGTATTGTAGGTTGTCATTAACTGCAGCATTAAGGTCTAATAAGACCGAAAAAACCCCAGCATCATTAAAATTTTGTACAACATCTGGATAATACTGTTTTGTAAAATTAATTAACTCGGTTCTTATCCCTTGGAAATCCCTAGTTGTGTATGATATTTTTTTATTTGCCATTTTTTATATTTAAAAACAAATTAATACAGTTCCACCAGAAAGTGAACACCTATATAAAGTCCCAACTGGTAGTCCAGCGCCAGGATCAACTGGAATATTTTTAATACTTAAACAATTTACATATGTTGTGTTAGGACAATCAGTAACAATACCTTGTCCGATTATAAATGAACAATCATTACAAA